CCACCTTTGTCTATTTGTAAATCAGAAATATTAATATTATTGATAATAAAAGTTGTGCCCATACCTTGCACACCCATCGTTGATGTGCTATTCCCAGATCCTGTAATCTGAGCACATCTATCTGATCCTAACTCACCACAAGTATTACCTGTTGGCATAGTGGCAGGACCTTGCCCGCCCCAGTCTGTATTCATATTAGAATCTTTATTTGAGGGCACATAACCTAATGAGCTGTCTAGAATATTACCTGAGTCCTCGTTAGTAACAGTTGTAGTGGTGGTCGTAGTTGTCGTTGTGGTAGTTGTAACTATCTCTGTGCCTTTGTCATCCTCAGTTACAACAACATTTTCTTGCTCAGTTATAGTTACACCTGGAGCACAAAGACCTGTAAAATTTTTACCTGTTGCGTCAGGTAAACAATCTGCCTTAGAATAAGAGTAACAAAGAAAGAGCCATAAGGCCAAAATTCTTAATAGCATCTGTGTCCCCTTTTGGTTCTTCTACTTTTACTTGTTGAATATAATCTTCTCTGTATCTACTACCCTCAGGAATTAAATGAGGATGTTCTGCCCAGTAATCAGCCGCCTCTTGGCCAATAAGCCCGTTGACTGGGCACGGAGTCCCTGCATCTTGCATACTTGTCCAAACACGGTGGTCCTGACAAAGAAGTGCCACCGAACTTACTTTCATCCCGTAAGAGTACATGCTCCTGGAAAGCTTTAACAGCTGACATAGCTCATCATCGATAAGTACGCCTGTTGCAATACCTAACACATTATTTTGAACTGCTCCGCCGATACCAACCTTACATATATCTGAATTTGAATTAGGGATTACAGGTGCATTTGCTGTTGGTGGCGTATTGTTTACTACCGTGCTAGACACAGTATTAGTTTCAGCCCATGAATTTTGTATTGAAAAAAACATAAATATTATTGTAGCGACAGCACACGATAAATAAAAATAAGCTTTAAACATTTAGCATCTCCAACGCTTACGTGCTTGACGTAATCTTGAGTTAGGATCTTTTGCTGCCTTTGGAAATTTTTTCATTTGTCCTGCACTTCTAGCGCAAAACGACTTTCTTCTTTTCGCTGCTTTAGAACCAGGTTTAACTTTTCCTGTCACAGCAGTTTTTAATTTAGAGCCGGGGTTTTCTCGTCTATAACGGGCAACCCCAGCTTTAGTCATTCCCGCCCCTGATTTTGTGGGGC